CCAGCAGTAGAACTGCAAGTAATATAGTTACTACCGGCAATTGTAGCGGTACAAGTAAATGTAGTTGTGCCTGATCCATATGAAACTGGTAACACATCACCAGTGAATCTTACTTTGAGTCCGTTGGTAAATGTTACTCCATTGGGACTGACATAATTTTTTTGTCCAATGATTTGATCAACAAAAATTGTATTAGCATCTGACTGGTCAATTAGACGAATTTTACCAAAAATTTCTGGGTCTGTACCGTCTTGATAATACAAATCATTAAGTACCGCTGTCAACAAAGGTATGCGTTGGAAATATCCTGTGGAGTTTTTATACCAACTGGTACTGCTATATGTATTGCCGTAACTGATGGTAAACTTTTGATTTAGTCCAACATCAGCAATTTTTGCCAGGCTAATATATTCCACACCATTGCGATCTACTATGCTGATTTGCCAAACTTGATATCGATCTGTCAGTGGCACCTCGGTAGACTGATCAAAGTTGATAGAATCATAACTGCCAACTTGTCCATTTTGCCCGATCGTTGCTACAACCAGTGTAAGATCATTGGCAGGAGTTGCGCCGCCTAATTGATCTCCTGTTATTTTTAAAATGTTACCAACTGCATATCCATTCCCATTTGTTACCACTTGTATTTGTGTTTTGGTATCATATGAGTTGCTGCCTGGAAATAAATTTACATTAAGTACAGCGCCTGTGCCTGTGCCTGTCACTGACGTTACAGAAACAGAATTGTAGTTCCCATATACACTTATAGTTCCACCTGGCAGGGCCCAGTTAACTGGTAGTTGATCTAAATACTCATTTGTTGCTGGAGTGTTGGTAACGCTTATTGAGGTTGATGTTGAATTTGTAACAATAAAGTCACCGTTGTATATGCTAGGCGTTACCCCAGCAATACGTACTCGATCTCCAACCAACGGTGGGTATAATTCAGACGCAAAACTAAAAGTAGTAACGCCTGTTATATCTGTTGTGATTCCAACAATTCCCACTGGTGTTCGCCGACTGCCTGTGGGGGATAAAAATCCTAATTGAAACAACGGGTCATATAATGTAGTTTCGATCCAACCACCATCTTCAGCATCTGTGATGGGATTTGTAAACACCAGTGTACGAGCATCAAGATATGTGGTTCCGTCGATGCCGCCATAGGTGGTAATAAACTGTTCTAATGGTTGGTTGTTGATTTGATCAAATTGTAAATCAGTCAACAGATCAATTGGGCCTACATCAGGAAGATCATAATAGAATTGTTGTGCTGTTTTTTGTGGTACGTTAAAAGAAACAACACCAAGATCTTCGCCATTGTTGGTAACACCATATACATCACGGCTGCTAATGTTGGGGGTAGTAGGTATTACTCCATCAACGCCTGGGGCTGTTTGAATCCAAAATCCTGGTCCAGTGCCGGGTGTGCCATCTACAATGTTGATAGTTCCGCGCAGGTTGGTCTGATTTTCGCTAACATAGTACAAGGTGTCAGGAGCGTCTTGCGGCACAGTAAACGTTACAAGACCAAAACTACTACCGTTGCGCAACACGCCTGAATTGTATGCATCGCCAGTGCCAAGACTCAAGGCAGTTTTGATCCAGAAGGGATAAACACCATTGAGTGTGATATTAAACACATAGGTATTGCCACGTGCCAAGGTCAGTGTTGGATTGGCCTGAAAATCAATCAAGTACGAGGAGGTTCCGTTGTTGGTCACCCGATAGTTCACCGTTTCTTTGGCGTTCTGTGCTACTTGAAATGTGTAACTACCCCCACGCACTAGATCAATTGTGGGATTATTTCCGTTGAGGCCCGAGAATGTATAAACACCATTTTCTCTTGTTACTACAAAGTTATCAGCAGTGGGTACACCAAGAGATTCTACATCCACAGTTTCTGGGCCACTAGGCAACCAAAAATACTGGCTGAAGTTAATAAAACTATCATAATCAACAAATGGATCCCAGGTATAATACTCACTGTTGTACAGTTGATCTGGTCTGTTTTGATTACCGCCCTGAAAACCAATGGCATCATTCATGCCTGGATAAGTTATAACATTTTTAATATCTTGAGTATCAGGCTTGAGGCTGACAATTCCAGCCTCAAGTTGATAATCTTGTCTAGTTACGCTTGGTTCTACAACATAACTGTCGTTGGGGTTGACACCAGGTCCTACTGTGCGTCCAATAAAACCTTGTGTTTTTTTAAACTTGGGCTCTTGAATCATTTGATCAAGAGTGGCTGCCAAGAATTGTTTGTTTACTGGTGTTTGAAATATCTGCGGGAGAAAATCAACTGATCTAGTTCGTGCCATTAAATTACTCCGCTACCTGGGGCAGTACGCAAATTAGTACTGGTCAATGCTTCAATCACATCAATATTATCGATGATTGCACCATTGGCAAAAATTTCATTGGGCTGACTGCGTATCTCGTACAAGTCGCCAAAACTCTTTTGTTGGTCTAACGGCACCAACACCACCGAGCTAATAATTGTACCCAACTGCCTGTGTAAATATGCTGCCAGTTCTGAGAAGTAAAATGTATCACCAAAATTCCATTTGTCAATTGAAAAATAATTGTTCATCTCTGCCAGCACTGAACTCTTAATTTCACTGGTACTAGCTGTAGAATTTTGCGCACGAATCACCTTGATTGTGGCACGTAGCTCTGCTGCGGCCTTGGGACCAAACAAGGGTTTGAACATCACAGAGTTGACCACGATGTTGTCTGAGATCATTTTGTAATCTTGCAATGCTTGATATTCAGTTGTTAGCTGATCAATTGTGGGCAAGGAAGGTTCAATTACAGTTCCTGTGGTGTCGCGCAGCCAATTTTGATAAGCAGTATAATAACTCAGTGTCACTACATACAGGTCAATAATGTTGGTGGTGCCTGGGTCAATTCTGTTTGTGAGTGGGCTATTGTGGCGGTACTGGAAGTACAAACTTTGTCTGCCAGTTCGAGCAATCCAGCCGCTGACACTGACAACCGTGCGTACTCCTGTGACTGAAATGCTGAGCTGATAGAATGCATTCTCGTCATAAGCATAAAACACCTGCCCCGGAGTCCATTCAGTTTTGGCCAGTTCAATTTCATCCAGTGTGCCATAATCATAAATGACTCTACCTTGTTCCACCAGCAAGTAACGTTGCAAGTTGTCAAAGTCCACTGTTTGTTGTAAGAACACATAAGGTCCAGCAGTGGTAGCAGGTCCTACGATTTCGTCAAAGAAGTCTGGATTGTCTGGCACCCCGTCATTGTCACTATCTCTATAACTTACCAGGACTTGGAAGTCGTCTACATAGCCGTCGCTTTCCACAGGTTGTCCAATTATGGTGGTATAGATATCACCAGGCAGGGGTTCTGTTGAGTTGGGCTGTGTGTTCACTGCCAACACATTGACAAAGTCTTTGATGATTGTACCTGTACGGCTGTCATACACCAGTTGATCATCATAGAAGAAGAAACGTGTTTGCAACACTGATCCAAAGTTGTAGGCCAGGCCACGAAATGTAATGGTGTAGTTTTGATTTTGTACAACAAACTGTATTAGCCAACTAGAATCAAGATTAGTGCCTGATGTGTTACCAGCATATTGTTGACTCCACGCAGCAGGATTACTTTGTGAATACGCATCAAGATTGGTACTGGTTATGAGATACCAAGTATAAGGTGTGCCAGTTATATCACCGTTGCTATCATATCCCAATCCAAAATTGCGATACAACAGAATTTGCTCAGTCATTTGCTGTTCAATGGTATTGGGGAGATCAGTAACAAACAATGGAATAATAGTATCTACCAAGGCACCAGTGGGCACAAAGTTGTTGATAGTCACAGGACCCGAACCGCTGGAAAGATTCCCAACACCGTTGTTGTACCCATCCCCCACAATGGCCTGGGGACTGGCCCAGATTTCTACTCGTTCGTCTGCTCGCATAGGTGTGCCTTGAACCAGTCGGTTGTTGCGATCAAAATAATAGCCTGTGGGCGGTACAAATTTGATCAAGCTGCCTACAATAGCATACTGAAACATTGTGGTGGTGGTATCGCCAATGGGAATTGGTGTTCCTGTGGCATTGGTAAAATATCCAGTGGTCTCATTGGCCATTGTGGTACTTTGTTGCCATTGATAGCCGGGCAACCATGTTATACCATCAGGCGTTGTGGCTGATGTAATACGTGGAAAGTTGGCATAATAAAACTGTCTTACAGTAGGACCACCAATACTTGGTTGCACCTGGTTGGTGATAATATCTGCAATATCGTTACGATTGATATAGGAAAACAATATAGTAGGCAAAATGTTTTGACGCCAAATTGCACCGTCACTTGAGAATGTGTTAGTTGAGCTGTACTTGCCAGTGTTGTCCACAAGGTCAAGATAACGACTGGTACCAATTGATGCACGATTCAATGCTTTGCTCTTGATGATACTGTTGTATTGTGTGTAAGGGAAGAGATTGTAGTCTTCCCCGTTGACCATGCGATTTTGTGTGTAGTAACGTGCAGGAGCACGTTGTTTGATTTCACCAATGGGTTCACGTGCTTGGCTGTTGCTTACAGGACGAGTAATGCCGCAAGTGAATGTGATAGTCTGCAAGTTGCCGTTGCGGTCAGTGTAACTGATGGGCAGCACAACGTTTTGCATTTCTTCAGGATTGATAATGTATTGTAATCCATTTGATGCACGAACATAAGCACGGAATATACCCACAGGAATCTCACTAAACACACCATCTCCAAAGATCATGGTGATTTGGTCATTGGCTCTTGATGTTACCGAGTAAATGGGTTGCAGTACATTGTTGCGTTGTTCGGCTGCTGTGTAAACGTTTTCTACGTATTTCCACTCACGGCTGATATTACCAATGTTGTCCAACTGAAACAACCAGCGGTCGTCATTGTTTACGCCTTCGACGTTGATGTCTACTGTGCGGTTAGAAATTCGTTCAGTCAAGTTAAAATCTTGATTTTGCAAGATACCTTGTTTGAAGAAAAAGAAATACCCAGTGTTAGCTGACTGAAATCCCAACTGGTCGTTTCTAAACAATACGTTAAAAACTGTATTGGGAGTAGGGGCTGGTTCGTATACATAATCTCTTCCAACTGAAGTAGAAGTTGTAGCTTCGAACGGCATGCTGATGCCGTCCACTGTGGCAGTGTAAGGAATCACAGGCAAAAATCCTGACACCAAATTGATACCATATTCAGCAGTGTCCACTCCTAATATAGTTTGTCGATTACCCGGGCGGCCTACTTTTTGACTGTCTACCAATGCGGCATTGATAATGGCAGTAAACTGTTCTTGCCAGTCGTTGTTGGTGGGATCAGCCCAGTTTACTGTGACATTGCTCAAGTTTACACCGTTGTAATCCACAACATTTTCAGTTGTGGTAACATTGAATACTTTGAGAAAACCTTCAGCCGCTGTATTGCGCTTGGCAGTATAACTTATTAAATTTGCTAATCGCACAACTGAATCTCTGCGTTCAGCAGTGTCAATGTAGTTTTCGCGTGTGTTTAAGTCGGTACGAAATGCCAGTGCTTGTCCCATGAACGCCATGACGTCCAGCAAGGCAATAAATTCTGAACTTTCAATGTAGTCATTGAAAGTTTCTGGGTAATACAAACGCAGATAGTCAATGAAACTTTTGCGAAGAGTTTCAAAGTCATAACTTTGAAAGTCGGCTTCGCGGTAAGTTTGGTAGATTTGTTTCCAATCTTCTACACCAAATACTGCTGTTTGTCGTGTGGTTGTTGCCATTTTTGTATCGTCCGTGTTTTATTTATTAATAATAAAAACGGCGCAGTTATACGTAACTGGCATTGCGTGTTTGCTCGTCAAAGAATATACTGAGAATTTCAGCATTAGTGGTATTGATAACAGTGATTTGAAGTTGTATCAATATTCCGTTTTCTTGAGGAAACACTTGTATGTCATTGATAGTGAGTCTGGGATCCCCACCTGCTACCCGCTGCACTTCGGCACGTATCTGTTGTGAAATTTGTTCAACTTGATTTTCAAACAAAAAATCATACAAAGTAGTGCCATAACCTGGGCGTCCAGGCAGTTCACCTTGACGAATACTAAAAGCATTTAGCAAGTCTCGTTGAATTAGATCAAAGTCGGTTAGCGTGAACTTTTTGTATTGATCAATAGTGTTAAAGCCAATAAATGTGGTCATGTCAATATTTATGGATTACCCGCCTCTGACTCTACGCAGGTTTGGCAAGTACAATTTTCTTATATCATCAATCAAGGCCAATACCAGTGCCAACCTATTATCTACTTCAGCAATAAATTCAGTGTACGGTTTGCCTGCTACATCTCTTTGTAACGATGCATAATCCTTGGCAATACCATTCAGATATTTCATGATAGCGTCATATTGTGCAATCAATATGTTGGCTGTTTTGGCCGTGACTTCTTGTGTTGCTAATTCAGACAATTTATTTTGTTGATCTGCAGTCAATGCTTTTAATCTTTTATTTTCAGCAAATAATGGTGGTGGTGGCGGAACAGGTCCGCCATAGTCTAAATTAGGTATTTTGTCATTACCAAACACTCGTGTCACAGCAGCATCCAAAGTGGCACGATCCACTGTGTCTTCAGCCTCCCCTGG